TTTTACTTCTTCATTTATAGGTAGAGCTAACAGTTATTTGCAAAGCTGTATTGATCATAAAAGAGTTTGGTTTGCAAGTGCTTCATGTGCTCATCCAGATATTATTCATCAAATGTTTTCATTGAATATACCAATAGATTATATTTATCCGAAAGGTATAGATGATGCGCCAGAAGACGCCGTGGAGAGAGCTAAGCTTGGAGTTAGAGACTTCATGGAGCAGCAGGATTTTATAATTAAAGATACAAAAGATCAGTGCGCGCTAATACAGGTTTCGTCTACTGCTCGCGGAACTCAAAGTTTTGATCTGCCTGCTCATTTGAGAAGACTAACTACTGCTAATAAGCCTAGAAAAGATAACTATTCTGCCTTAATGCTTGGTAATTGGGCTGTTAAGGTTTATTTTGATTTAAACTCTGAAAAGGCTGAGAAGCTTCAGTACAATTTTACACCCTTTTTTCTATAAAACGTGTAGAATTATCTAATAATATAATTGGTAAATTATCTTTATTGGTTCAAAAAGGAATAAATTAATGTCTAAATCTAAAATAGAAAAAGATGAGTCGTCGATTAAAGCTTCTACGTCTAGGGTGTCTAGAAAAAGCGAAAAGATAGAAATACCAGAAGCTCTTATGGCTTCTTTAGATGATAATTTAAGCATTTCTCTTGCCTCTACTTGTGAAAGAACGGGAGAAACCTCCATGAGAAGGAATATTTCTTCTTCAATTACTAAGACAGATAGATTTTCGAATCTCGAAAAAGGACTAGTTCCATTTGTTTATGGTACAGGCAAAGGGAATTACGATTCAAATATTTCAGCAAAAGATGCGATTGTCTTGTGTCAAAAAGCTTATTGGAACGTGCCGATTTTTAGAAATACTATAGACTTAATGACTGAGTTTAGTTTGTCTGATATATACTTAACAGGAGGCAATGAACAAAGTAGAAAGTTTTTTGATTTGTGGCTTCAGAAAATAAGCTCGTGGGATTTACAAGATCAGTTTTATAGAGAGTTCTATCGCAGTGGTAATATTTTTATATATAAATTTAGAGCCGATTTTGGTAGAGAAAGCATGATGAAAATACAGGAGGTTTTTGGTGCGAAATCTTCTAAAAATGAAAAATTATCTGAGTCCGCTATTCCTGTAAAATATATCGTGCTGAATCCGGCTGATATAAATATAGTAACATCATCTTCTTTTTTAGATAATGTTTATGTTAAAATTTTAAATGACTACGAGCTTCAAACTTTGGTAAATCCAAAAACTGAATCGGACAGAAAAATTGCAGAAAAAATACCAGAAATAAAAAGTATTTTAGATAAAAAGGCTACATCCCAAAAAATGGGAATTCCGTCTGGGCTTAATAATATAGGGCTAGAACTAGATAAGGATAGGCTTGTCGCTGTGTTTTATAAAAAACAAAATTACGAGCCATTATCTGTTCCTATGGGTTTTGCGGTTTTAGAAGATATAAATTCAAAACTAGAGCTAAAAAAAATAGACCAGGCTATTGCTAGATCTGTTCAGCAAGCGGTTTTGATGATTACAATGGGCGATGAAAAGGTCGGAATGCCGAGCGCTCAAAACCTAGCTTCAATGAGAAAGCTATTTGAAAATCAAAGTGTTGGAAAAGTTTTAGTTGCAGATTACACAACTAATGCCAAATTTGTAATTCCAGATATTGGTAATTTACTTGACCCAAAAAAGTATGAAATACTGGATAATGATATCAGAATGGGGCTAAATAGTATTTTATTTGGCGAAGAAAAGTTTTCAAATACGTCGATAAAAGTAAAAGTATTTTTCGCTAGATTAAAATACGGAAGAGAAAAATTTTTGAGAGATTTCCTTATTCCAGAAATGAAAGAGGTCGGAAAAGCTCTTGGCTTCAAGCAAGTTCCGACTCCAAGACTTGAAGATATTGATTTTGAAGATAATGTATTGATGAGTAGAGTTTATTCTAGGCTTATAGAGCTTGGGGTTCTTACTCCGGAAGAAGGTTTTGATGTTTTTCAGAGTGGTAGACTTCCAACTTCTGAAGAGAGCATAGAGTCTCAAAAAAGATACAAGGATTTAAAAGATAAAGGATACTATAAGCCTATTATAGGCGGCGCCAAAGAGGGCGAAGAATCGACTGGAACTGGTGGAAGCAAAAACCCGGCTGGAAATTCCGGTCGTCCAGCGGGAACGGGTGGTAATAAACAATCTGTTCCTAGAAAACAGGTTAAAGCTTCTAATTCAAAATTTAGTTACAGCAAACTAAAAAATGTAATTTCTTCATTGACCGAATTAGAAAAAGAAATCGAATCTACTTTGAAAGCTAAATTTAAAATAAAAAAATTAAACAAGGAGCAATTAAGTGTGGCTTCTGATCTAGCAATTTTAGTAGCTCAAAATGAGCCTTTTTCAAATTGGAAGTCTGTTTATAAAAAATATATAGATAATCCGATTAGTGAAAATTCTAACATAGCAGAAGAAGTAGACTCAATAGCTTTGGAGCACGGTTTGGATTCTCGTTCTGCTTGCATGCTTTACCATAGTAAGGAATAAGTTATGGGGATAAACAAAATTAAATTAAAACAAATTGATGCTGATTTTTCGGGCTTAGTTGGACAATATGGCTCTGGATATTTTAGCACTACGGGACAATTGAATTCTCTTTCTGGTTTAGCTTTTAAGTATTCAGATCTCGCTGCTACACAATTTGTTTATCAAACTGGAAATCAAAATATTTCTGGTTCTAAAACTTTTTTCTCTAGACCGATTATCAGCGGAGCAGGAGTGACGTATCATGCTTCTGGCGCGGCTAGACTTGGTGAGGTTGTTAGTCTCGCTGGATCAGATCAAATAACTGGTCCAAAAACTTTTTTGAATACGGTTGATTTTGACGCTTCGGATGTAACTTTCGGCGTTACGCCTTTAGTGTTTGTAGATTGCACATTTGATTTACAGGGTTCTTCAGCAACTAATTTAGCAAATGCCTTAGGAGCTAATTTGGTTAATACCACTACTAATCAAGCAATAGGTGGTGTTAAAAATTTTACTAATAATCTTACAATTAAGGGAACTGGAGTTTTATTGAGTGGGCAAGTCAATCCGGTTTATGTTAGACCAGCTTTCTCATCTAATGAAAGATATATTAATTTTGTAGATTCTACTGGAAGCGGATTTAAAAACTTAGAGCTTAATTCGGGACTGAGATACGACATAATTAATCAGACGCTTAAATGTAAAACTTTTCAAGGCGAGGCTTCAACTGCAAGAAGATTATCCGGGAAAAGTCCAGTCGCTACAATTAATGGTTTAACTTTTGACGGTGGAAGTAACATAGTTGTTTCTGGATATGGAAATTCTGATATAACAAATATTTATAGACCTTTATTATTTACCTCTAATTCGACCGTAGGATATAAAGATTTGATGTTTAATAGTTCGATTTTAGTTAATCCTTCTATTGGTAATGTTTCAGGCTCTTCTATATCTGCTGGATCTGCTGGATTTTCTGGAAATGCTTTAAGTTCTACTTCACTAACAACATCTTTAAATTTAGGCACGGCATTGTCTACTGATAGTATTCTTTTTCAATTTCCTAAGAACACATCTTTATATCAAATGCTTAGTACTGAGTTTAAGCCTGTAAATAATGGAACTGTAAAATTAGGATTAAGTACCCAAAGGTGGTCCGAAATTTGGTGTACTACTACTTTAAATACAACTTCTGATCGAAATTTAAAAACAGAAATATCTGAAATTCCTGATGTATGGCTTGACGCTTGGCAAGACGTTGATTACGCAAGATATAAATTTAAAGATTCGGTGGCTGCAAAGGGAATATCTGGCGCTAGATGGCACATAGGGTTGATTGCTCAAGATATTTATGAAAAATTTCAAAATCATGGATTGGATGCGTTTGAAATAGGAATGCTATGTTATGACAAATGGGATGAAAGCATAGATGTGAATGGTAAGATAGTTCCATCTGGTGAGATTTGGTCAATTAGACCAGACGAATGCCAATTTATGGAAATGGCTTTGATGAGAAGGTCTTTAAACAGATTAAAGAGCGGAATTTTATCTTAATAAAGTGTAGTAAGGTATATAAATAAATAATATGAATCATTTTTTTATACAAACAAAATTATTGCTAACAGGTCAACAAGCGCCGTTTACGGGCGAAGCAGTTAATATGGCTAGATCTAGAGATGCGGCATTTACCGCTTATGGAAGCGGAAATGGAAGCGTTTTTCTTCAATATAAAAGTCCATTTTTTGAAAATGGATGGGTTGATTTTTATTCTTTTTCTGGAATAAGCACCGGATACGCTCTTCCCGCTTATTTAACAACTCCTGTTACTGAAGTTAGGGCAATTTCAAGCGGAAACGGAAAGTTTTGGTGCGGATTTACCGCGCAAAATTAAGCTATGATTAATGATGCTTCAATTGTTAGAATTGAACGTCAGCCAGCTGAGATGCTTTCTACAAGCGGATTTGGCGTCCCAGTAGGGGGATCACAGGGTCAAATTTTAGCTAAATCTACTAATAATAATTACGATACCACTTGGGTAGATCCAAGCATTGGAGTGCCAGCTGGCGGTTCAATTGGTCAATTTTTAGTAAAAAAAACCAATAGCAATTACGATACTAATTGGCAAGATTTACCATTAGTTCAAAGTACGGAATATTTGCTTCAAGCAGTTTATAACGGATCTGGATCTACTATAAACAAAGGCAGTATAGTATCTTTTATTGGAGGAGATGGATCTTATCCAATTGTAGAAAAAGCCGTGTCTAATAACGTACACGATTCAGATGTAATTGGATTA